TGTACACGGTTTAGACTTCCGTATCGCTAAGACTAGCAAGGGCGGATATGCTGACTATTCTACTTCAAAGTGGGGTCGTCGTGAACGTGCTATCAGTGATAGTGATGTTAAGTCTATCAATGCACATGGACTGTTTAATCTAAAGGATTATCTCCCCAAGAAGCCAACTGATGTTGAGCTAAAGGTTATCAAGGAGATGTTTGAAGCATCAGTTGATGGTGAAGCATATGACGCAGAGCGTTGGGGACAGTATTACCGCGCAGCTGGTATGAGCCAGGCAACTGGTGATCCGAACACACGCACTGCTGCTAAGGTTACTGCTGCCGTTGCTGAAGATGACGATGTGCCTTTTGATACAACACCTGCAAAGACAGAGACTGTTTCTAAGCCTTCCGGTGGAGATAGCAAGTCCTCAGATATCCTTGCAATGATCCGTTCAAGACAATCTAAGTAAGATAAAAAAAGAGTGGGGGCAAGTCCCCCACTATCTTTTCATTATGGAGAATCCTTATGGCTAAAATTTTTGATGTTAGTAAATTTAGAAAGACTTTGACCAAGAGTATCGATGGTCTCGGTGTTGGGTTTAATGATCCTACTGATTGGATCAGCACAGGTAATTACGCACTAAACTATCTCATTAGCGGCGACTTCAATAGAGGCATTCCTCTTGGTAAAGTCACTGTGTTTGCAGGAGAATCAGGTGCAGGCAAAAGCTACATCTGTAGTGGAAATATCGTCAAGTATGCACAGGAGCAAGATATCTTCGTAGTGCTTATTGATAGTGAAAACGCATTAGATGAGAAGTGGTTACATGCTCTAGGAGTTGATACTAGTCCAGAAAAACTTCTAAAGCTTAATATGGCAATGATCGACGATGTTGCTAAGACTATCCATGAGTTTATGAAAGAATACAAGACGATGGCCGATGGTGAACGTCCTAAGGTATTGTTTGTATTAGATAGTCTAGGTATGCTACTTACTCCGACTGATATCAATCAGTTTGAAGCGGGTGATCTAAAGGGCGATATGGGCCGTAAGCCTAAGGCACTGACAGCACTCGTGCGTAACTGCGTTAATATGTTTGGATCCTACAACGTAGGTATGGTGTGTACTAATCACACGTATGCTTCACAGGATATGTTTGACCCTGACGATAAGATTAGCGGTGGCCAGGGCTTTGTTTATGCTAGTTCTATCGTAGTAGCTATGAAGAAGCTAAAGCTCAAGGAAGATGAAGATGGTAATAAGGTTAGCGAAGTTAACGGTATCCGTGCTAGCTGTAAGATCATGAAGACTCGTTATAGCAAACCTTTTGAAACACTACAGATCAAGATTCCTTATGAGACTGGTATGAATCCCTATAGTGGTTTGCTCGAACTCTTCGAGAAGAAGGGCGTTATCACACAGCAGGGCAACCGACTGAAGTATGTTGATTCTAAAGGCAAGGAATTTTTAGAATATCGCAAGCAGTGGACTGGCGAATTGTTGAATATGGTAATGGAAGACTATATACATAAGAAGCCAGCAGAGTTACCTGATAATGTTCTGTTGGTTGACCACGAAACAGGAGAAATACTGGGATGAACGAAGCACTATTTTTAGAGATCTGGGATCTAATGCGCGAGTATGGAGATAAGAAACAGACTAGCATATTTGCTGCTAAGTTTGCAGATCTACTTAGTGAGAATGGCATCAAGGAAAATACTTTAGTTAGTATGATGGGCCATGATGACGATCTAGACGAAGCTTTAAAAGAAATACTCGGAACTGAGGACGACGAAGACGACTACGGATATGATGACGAGTAATCAATGACATGGTATACTAAAGTAAGCCAAGACATCACTAACATTCCTCTGGCTATAGATTTCTTTGAACGAGAACTACTAGATGCTAAGAAAGAAGTTAAGATAGTTGGAAATATCGAAAAGGCTTCCGCAAATATGCCCGGAATCGTTGAGCATCGATATAATCAATTACAAGAGATAGAGGCTATACTAGAATACCTTAACATCGAGCTTCGCCGTTTACGCAGCCAATTCTTTAAGAAATATCTAGAGAATTACCAACGTGCTCTGTCCAGTAGAGATGTTGAGAAATACGTAGACGGCGAAAGCGATGTAGTTGATTATGAAAAGATCATAAACGAATTTGCGTTGTTACGTAATAAATGGTTAGGAATAATCAAAGCATTAGATATCAAACAATGGCAATTAAGCAACGTAATCAAATTACGTGTAGCAGGTATGGAAGATGCGAGTCTATGATGTTTATAGAAGATTTAGTAGCCAGTATTGCTGATGACGATCGACAGATTTCTAGATTGCCCGTCAAGGATGCAAATCTAATAAAAAACATCGCTCGCCAATTAAAAAACGGTACCTATCTAACTGAAGGTCAAGCTAATCTATTAATAAAAGTTTTAAAAGAAAACTTTTTTAATTTAACTATACCTAATCTAGCTTTGTTTCTAGATCTTCCCGCTTTCAAATATAAGTTTAGGGTGCTAGATACTACTAAGAAGATATTTCTCTATAGCGATAATGTTATAGGAATAAAATATCCTTTCAACAATAAACTTAACAATCTAATAAATTCTGTCGTGGGCAGTAGATATGTTGAATTTAGTAAAAAGGATAAATCTTACACAGTTCCTTTGACTACGAAAAATATCTATGAGTTAGTCTCTAGTTTCCAAACTTACGGATTCGTCGTAGATGAAAAGATAATGGGCTGGTATCAGGAAATTAAAAAGATCAAGTCTGATGCAGAATCTTATGTACCTCTGATTGATTTTGATAACGCATTATATTTGAAAAATACAAATCAAGTTATCTTAGATTACTATAACTCTAACAGACGTTTAGAATTAGTAGCTGATCTGTTCCTAGCAAAGACTTTGGGATTAGAATTCAGCAGTATAGTAAAAGAAAAGCTTGATCAAGAAGATATCAGCAGTCTCACTAAATCTATATTTAAATCTAACAAGAACAAATTCTTTTTGTCTAATAAAAAGCACAGTATATCAAATGTTGTCGGTTCAATGAAAGAACTACACTGCTGGCCTATAGTGATCATGTTAGAAGACAATAACCTCAATGGTTTAGAAAATTGGTTTATTGATCTAACAAATCAAGGCATAGATGCTAAACAGATGAGTGTGCTTTTTAGGAGCACTAATAACAAGGATTTAAATAACTTTATCAAATCAAAGCAACTCAACAATCTAGTCGACGATAATACTAAAGTCGTATTCGTAAAGCAAAAGATACCTAAGCTGCTATTTAAAATACCCTTTAAACCAAAACTATTAATCTGTTCGACTAGGTACTACGCACACTACACTGCTGCGAAAATGGTTGACTCTCATCCATTAGTGTTGTATTATACAGATCAAGTATCAAATTTAGGTAATGACATTGCAGAGTTGTAAGTTAATCATTAAAGATGAAGTTAATATCAAGTTTGAAGGTTTGAGTTTAGAAGCACGAAGAAAGCTGGCTAACAGATTTAAATTTGAAGTACCTTGGGCCCGATATCAACCCAGCTATCGATTAGGTAGATGGGATGGTACCGTTGCGTTCTTTGGCGTCGGCGGTACGGGCTATATCAATCAATTGAGTGAAATCCTACCAATACTAGATGATCTAGATTATGATGTTGAGATAGAAGATCTACGTACATATCAATTGTCTGCTTTTGAAAAGATCGCAGAAGATTTTTGGGGAGACAAGGTTTGGCCAAAAGGACATAGGTTCGAAGGAGAACTTATAAGACTGCGCGACGATCAGGTCGAAGTAGTCAATAACTTTTTAGAAAATCCCCAAGCACTACAGGAAGTTGCTACTGGCGCTGGCAAAACTATCATGACTGCTACACTCAGCAAGATATGCGAGAGATATGGCAGGACGATGGTTATCGTTCCGAACAAGAGCCTAGTGGAGCAGACAGAAGAAGACTATCGTAATGTTGGATTGGATGTCGGTGTCTACTATGGAGATCGTAAAGAACTTAACAAGACACATACTATCTGCACTTGGCAGAGCCTAAACATCCTAGATAAGAAGAGCCACGATACTGAAACATTAACATTAGCTGAATTTACCGAAGGCGTTGCTGCTATTATCATCGATGAGGTACATCAAGCCAAAGCAGATGTCCTAAAGAAATTGCTAACAATCAATTTTGCCAATGCTCCAATACGTTGGGGATTGACTGGAACTGTTCCCAAAGAAAAATTTGAGTATGAATCTATACGCTGTTCGATCGGCGAAGTCATACATAGAGTTACAGCTAATCAGTTGCAAGAAAAAGGAATTCTAGCACAGTGTCACGTTAACGTGCTACAAGTAACTGACATAAAAGAATTTCGTAACTATGCAGATGAATACAAATACCTAGTCACTGATTCGACTCGATTAGATTGGTTGTCGGCTAAGATAAAAGAAATAGTAGCTACAGGTAATACATTAGTTCTAGTCAATAGGATTGAAACAGGTGAAATGCTGATCGAGAGGATACCGGATGCTGTATTTGTTAGCGGAAAAGTTAAAACAAAAGATCGAAAAGATGAGTATGATGAAGTTAAAACAAGCGACGATAAGCTTATTGTTGCGACCTATGGAGTTGCTGCTGTGGGTATTAATATTCCTCGTATTTTTAATCTGGTACTGCTGGAGCCCGGAAAGAGCTTTGTCAGAGTTATCCAGTCTATTGGACGCGGTATCCGCAAAGCAGAGGACAAGGACTTCGTACAGATCTGGGATATAACATCATCTTGTAAATATGCCAAACGACATCTTACAGAACGTAAGAAATTTTATAAGGACGCGAAGTATTCCTTTGTAGTCATAAAGACAGACATTTAAAGTGAGAATAAAATGCAGATACTAACACTAGATAACAAGACATTTAATTTAAATAATTTACCAGATGAGATAGACGAGGATCTAAGATTTAGCGTACTAGATAACAGTAATCCCAACGAACCTGATTTCTTTTTTATACCTTTGGTTTTCTTGGAGAGTTTTAATGCTCCTGCGGTAGTGCTTAAGATTGGAAACTATCAAGTACAGATGCCATTAGATTGGAGCATAGTAGTAGGATGCCATGAAAGCGGAAATGATCTAGAAGTTATATCTCTGACAAGCCTCACCAACAGAGGGTTTGATGCATTTGTTTTTAATCCTATCAGTGACTTTAAATTTAGTTTCTTAGAAGTAGAAATACTAAATGTCTATATGGATTTCAAATGGTATTTTCCTAAAATGAAGAACGGACAGCTGTTAGCAGTGCCGCTGAGAGAAGGTGACGAACCGCCTTGTGTATTCTTTGTAAAAGACATAAGTAGACAGAGTGAGATAATTCAGTACGCAAAGTTGATGTAGATGGATAAAGACAGTGACAAATTTATATTTGAATCTCCTAATGGTGGAAGAACTGTCTTTAAAAGATTACCTCAACATACGGAAAGAGAAATAGTACAAGATCTTCCAGATCTGTTTACGTACTTAGAATTTAATGAAATTAAAAGACTAGCAGAAACGAACGCATCAGTCAAAATAGCTCTTGATCATTTGCTGTTAATATACTATACTATTAAAGATGACAAAGATCCCTCTTAAAGAAATAATAGCCGCTATAGATTTAAACAGCAAGTCCTTATGGGATGAGCTAGACGATGAGCAGCGCAAGGCACTGAAAAGCGAGCTTTGGATCCTAAACAGATATGCTAGCAGCGTAAAGACCAATAACAC